CGGTAGCTTGTGAACGGGATAATTTTGCGCAGCCTTTTCTGGATGTCGATGTCTGTTGTGATTTCTTGTTTGGTTACCATGAACCCCATTGGTGAGTAGTTGTTGTTTGGGTTTTGGCCGTCGCTGATGCCGTAAACTATGCCTGCTGGAACAAGATTGCTGACTAAAAGCGTCCATATGCCGAGTTTTTGTTCAACTTCATTGGTAAGTGGGTTGGTGACTTCGCGGAATAAGTTGGGGTAAGGCAAGTTGCGCAGGGATTCTTCTTGGATCGGGTTGATTGCGATGTATTTCATTATGAAGTTGTGTTGTTTTATGAGTCGGTTCATTTTGTTTAGGTCTTCAAGGCCTACGCCGCCGCTAACTGTGATGGTTGTGCCTGTGACGCTGATTGTGTTTCCGGTGCCTGCAAAAGAGTTGCCGTTCGCTGCTCCCGCGCCATCTATTGCGGTCCAGCTGTCTAGCTCTATTTGGTACATTGTGCGGAAGGCCAGACGCATCATTTGAGTGTCAACTACGCCGAGTTCGAAGTCAGTGATCATTTCTATGGGGATTTCAACCTCTTCGCCGTAAGTATCAGGGGTGATGCTGACGCTTGTCAGTGGAGTGAAATCTAGCACTGCGGGCGCTGCGATGCCTTTTCTTTGAATGCCGATTGCGACGTTGCCTGCTTCTTTTACGTAAGTTCGGGTGCGTCCTTTGATGATTGGGTCAGGAACAAACAGCTTTGCAAAAATCATGGCGTTGGTTGCCATCTGCAGGATTTTTTGATGTAGCTCTGGGTATTGAATGGCTGGGCTATCATCCATTGTTACTTGATCTGGTGCAAAACTCATTTCTTGATTTCTCCTTTATTTTTTATTTAGAATTTCTCGACTTGACGAGTCCAAACTTGAAAGATTGGAGTTAGGGAATTACTATTGCTTGGCCGCCGTTAGAAGCGCCTGTGTCACATAGGCAGTGTTTGGTCGTTGGGGTGTTGTTGGTTACTCCTACTCCGCCTGCAGCTGAGATTACTAGGTCTCCTGGGTTGATTGTGCCGCTGGCTGTGATTCTGGCTTTTACTTTGCCAGTCATTACTGTGCAGATTTTGCCCGCTGCTGCGCCGACTTTAACGATGCCTACCCATTCTTGTGCTCCTGTGGTTGGGGAAACCGTGCTTGGTCCGCTAATGTAGACAAACTGTCCAGCTGTGACGCCGCCGGTGCCTGCAATAAACGAGAGATCGGTTGAAGACGGCTGTTGTACGAGAGGGCCTGAATTTTCAAATGACATTTTACTGCATGCCTCCTTGTGTTACCTGGGCGTCAAAAGTTCGTTTCTTTTGTGCGGCTGCTGCAAGCTCTTTGAAGTAAGGCGGCACCGCGACCATCCCTGGCTGAGCCTTCTGTGGTTCTAAATGCTCGTTTAGGATTCCTGCGACTCCTTTTCCGGGCGTCCGTTGCTTTAGTGCTTGTTTTATGGTTTCGTCGACTTTAGCTGCTATTGCGGCGGTTTCCAGTTTGACTGCTTCTCTTGCGGCTTCGACTGCTTTTGTTATCGCTTCGGCTGAGGCTTTGTTGCATGCTTCTGACAGGTTGTTTGCGTGCTTTTCCATCATTGCCTTTATGGCTTCTGCGTCTAAGGGTTGATTTGTTGACAATCTTTTCTCCTCCGAATTTTTGTTTTCGTTTTTTTGGTTAGCTCCCTTTTGGGAGTGTTCCTGGGAATTACAGCTTAAACAACTAAGGCTCAAAGCGTTCGCACATAGCCCGCAGGGCGCTTTTTGCTGCAGGGTTAGCGCTTTTCTGATGGCTTCTTGTTGGTCTGCTTTCATGGCAGCCGCAAAGCCAACGGGCTTAAACTTGGCGTGCTCGTAGGCGCCAATTGAAACAATGCTTAATTCCACGAGGTGTGGACGTCGCATTATTTCCCAAGCGCCTCGGCAAATATGGACCAAATTCATTTGGTCGTCTCTTGAGCGGGATCCACATAAGCTGCAGTAGGCTTCTCCTAGAATCCGTGGGCTAACGCTGTTGACGTATTCTCGCTCGATTTTTGCAAGCAGTTCCTCGTCGCCGCTTACTTCACCTTCAAAATGTACAACGATTCTGCCGTCAACTGATGCCTGAGGCAAGTGCAAAATGTTGATGACACCTTTGATGTCTTCCACTCGGTCGCCATGATCAACACGAATCTGAGCGTTTTGACTATTAGTCATAAAATATGGCAATTCTTCAGCGGGAACCTGCCAACTATTCGCGTTAACTGTGTCGTCAATAGCTGTACCTTGAATGAGCAGAACTTTGCCGTCAGGGCTTCGCTTGAACGTGACGGGCACATTGTAGTCTAGATGAATGTTGGGTTTAGAAACGCTCATTATCCTCTCTCTTTAGTTACCAGTAAACGTCATGGTCACGAACTACGAGGCAAACACAGTTGGGATGCAGATCCACGGCAAAAGTGTCCTCGTCAAGCCACTCTCCGTAAGGAAACATATCCTGAATTTCGTCGGGATCCTGCAGTTCGTAGGCGTCATTGTTGTGGTCTTGGCAGTTTTTGCATGAATTGGGACTAGGTTTTAGGCCTTCGGTTACATAACGCCAAACAGTGTAGCGGATTGCTGGGTTAACGACGGCTGCTTTGAAAGCCTTGAACGCAAGAAAGGCGTTGAGGGCGTCTTGCATTTCATTGTCTGGGGATTTCTGAGATAACATAGCTTTTCCCGTTCATGCTGATCTGTCTTTGAGAAGCCTTTAGTTGTTGAGAAAGCTGTGATGCACCGCTTTTGCTGACGGCGTCGTCTGGCATTGCTTGGTTGTAACTTTGACGCATCGTTGCCAGGTTGCCCCAGACTTCTTCTGGCAAGCCAAGTTTTGCTCGGGCTTCTAGGTCTCCGGTTAGGCCTGCTTGGAAGAGTGCAATTTGTTGGTCAACCAGAACGTCTGCTGCAGGTTCCCAGATTGGTCGCCACTTTATCTTTGGAATCTTATCCGAAGTAATGAGCGATCCTGGAAAGTCGCCTTGCAGGATAGCTGGGAACAACTCGGTTTCGTAAGTGTACTTTATGTGTTCTTGGCGCATGCGAAGGCGAGTGACGAATTCCTGCATAACTATGTCAGCGGTTGATCTGTTTGCGTTTTCAATTTCTCCCAAAAACAATTTAGGAACGCCTAACTGTGCGTTACGTTGAGTTAGCAGGTAGTTTAGCCACCATTCAACCCGCAAGCCGCGAGTCATGCTATCGATAGGTATCGGTGTTACGTCATGTTTGAAGGCGAGGTCAGTTCCTTGCTGGCGTTCTGCCATGCCATCGATAAATGCCTGCAGTTTAGCGTCAGACCATTCGGCTTTTTCCGTACCGCACTGATAAGCAAGGATGGGTTTGGTGTAAATCTTCATTATTGTTGCCATGTCATGCTGAAAATCGTCAGTGAGAGCTTGAATCAGCAGTGTGCTTCTTAGCAGGCTAACACCGTAAGCGCTGTTGTATCTGCCTGACCCTTGATTGTGCAACGTGCGCAGTATGTCTTGGGGCTCAAAAATTGCGGGAGGCACAGAGAGCAACTGAATGTAGCCGAAAACGTTCATGTAAGCGTCCCGGCGAATCCGGACATAAAGAGGATCCAGAGGCTTTAGCCACTCGACCCGCTGGTTATCTTCATCGCGGCAAAGCTCGGTAACGCTAAAGCCGTTAACTAAAGCATTGTTTTCTTGAATACGAGCGACAGAGGGAACGTTATGGGAATCCAGCCACTCGTTCAAATAATCGTTGAATGTAGAGTTGCCGCCTTCCAATTCAAGCCAATTGCTAACCGTCAAATTAACCCGAACATCAACTGCGGCAGCAATGTATGGGTTGTACTCATAGAGGGCTTGCAGTTTCGGCAGATCGTCAACGGGCGTGATTCCCCAAATTCTATCATACAAATTGCTGTAAGGCGGAGTGACAAAGCCTATTCCTGCGCTTTTCAGAGTGTACCTGTTGAGGTATTCTTGCAGAACCGCATCCCGACTGGACCTAAATGGGATCTCCTGCTCAATTTGCTGCTTAGCCGTATCCTCAACTACGTTGCGCATGGGATTTGGCAACGAGTCATTTCGTTGGGCAGGCAGAATTTTGCTTGCTACCTGTCCAAAAGCAGCTCTAAAGTTCACCATCTACTGAGTACATCCATTAATGTCTGTT